TTCCCAAAGAGAATATTTATCCTCCCAAATAAATATTTCTAATCCTTTTTTCCACGAAGCCTGTTATATCAACGGTTTCGTGGTTTTTTTATTTTCCGTTTTTAGTGATTGACTATCCTTTTGACCTTCTAACGACATCAATCTATCAAATTTATCAATCGTATTATCTTTTTTGTTATTTGTAACGTGTGTATAGATATTAGCAGTAGTCTGTATATCTCCATGACCTAATCTGTCTTGAATGTCCTTTAAATCTGCTCCAGCTTCGGCTAATAACGACGCGTGAGTGTGCCTAAATCCATGAGGAGTGATTCTAGGGAAGTTAGTGCCTTCTAGTATCTGATTCAGCCAGTACACGGCTGTATTGGACGAATAGAACGAGGTATTGCGGTTCTGAAATACATACGTTTCATTTCCGGATAATTCTTTCCACTCCTTAAGCAATCGCTCTAGGCTTCCATTTATCCGTATTGTACGCATTCCATTCTTTGTCTTGGTCTGTGATATATATTTATCTTCAAACGAGCGTGCTACCGTCTTATTTACGCTTATAGAATGATTTCTAAAGTCGATATCATTCCATGTTAACGCAAATGCCTCTCCACACCGCAATCCAGTATAGCTGAGTAGATAAAAGAACGTATGCACTTCTTTATAAGGCTCAATATAATCAAGAAATTGGATTAGAGTGTCACGATCATAATATTTCAATTTATCGTCTTTAAAATCATCAGATTTTGGTAAGTCAACCAAGCTCATAGGATTCTTTTCAATAAGATTCAACTTCTGAGCATACTTAAATATCATTTGAGCGTATATCTTATAGGACTGAGTACTCTTTGGATAGTTCATATACCATCGATTCACTTGAGCCTGGCAATCTTGTATGGTAATTGTATCGATGTAGAAATCACCAAACGCAGGCAGTATGTGTTTCTTGAAATAAGTCACAGTAGCTTGAAACGTACTAGGACGTACACGCTTTTGATAAGTGACTAACCACTCATTATATAGCTCTCTATACGTGAACTTTTGTTTAACTACTAATCCAGTATCCATCAACTCAACTTCTAGTCGTTGAAGTGCAGTAGTTGCAGCTAATACAGATTCAAATCCACGTCTAGTAGTATACTGCTTTTTGCCTGTCTTAGGATTAGTGCCACAGTAGATTTTAAATTGATAATAGACTTGACCGTCTTTTTTCTTATAAGGCTTGATTCTATCATCGATTCTTTTCCTAGCCATTCTTTACCATCCTTTCGTAATATGGTAAAATAGGGCATAACAAATAGCCCTATTTTAGGGTAAATTTTGAACTCACCACACTGCATCCGCCAAGATTGATAGTGTGGTGTTTTTTGATGAAATTTTTAAAATTCTAAAGATTCATTTGAATATTGTTTCATTAAAACCGTTGCGAATTCGTCCGCCTCTGATTCGATTTTGCTTGTGTAACGATACTTCATGCTCAAAAGATGTGGTGTACTCGTATTGTAATGTAACACGGCATGTCCTAACTCATGAGCCATGGTGAATAGTTTTTCGTCTTGAGATAAATTCTCATTAATAAAGATAAATTTAATTCTTCTAATCTTAGTATAGTATCCTTTAACCTCTCCCAGGTTTGATTCTAATAAGTTTATATCTAATTCTTTTGCGATTTTGTATGGATTGCTAGTCCCGAATTTGCGAACTAAAGATAATACTTTATTTTCAATCCCCAATACTGAAATCTCCTATCCTTTATATTTGTTTGGTGTAAATTTATTCTTAGCTTCCATTCTTGCAATTTTAACAGCTTGGCTCTAAAGAAGCAATAATCAATTCTCTAGTTTCTTCAGAATATTCAGCAGTTTCTTTTGAATATAACCCATTCTCTAGTTGTTCAATCATTTTTTGTAAGTCTTTTTGAATGTCTTTTTCCTCTTTAGATTGATTTTTGAAATAAGGTTCATCAGACATACCAATTAAATAGTTAGGAGACACTTCAAAAGTAGAAGCAATCAAACGGACTGTATCCATTCTCGGCTCGACTTTACCATTCTCCCATTTGGAAACATTCGTTTTATTGAAGTTCGTTGGAGAGCCTTTAAAGCTTGAGTAATTATTGATTCTGTTGGCAAATTCTTCTTGATTTAAATTATATTTTAATCTTATCTCTTTGATTTTGCTCGCAAACGACATGCCGAACATCACCTTTCTTTATTATTTATAAGTGAATTATACATTTAATTTCAACAAGAAACAACTAAAATAATAAAAAAGTTTATTTTTTTTCTATTTTAATGTTGACATCTAAAAATGTTTAGTGTATATTGTATTCATAAGGTTGAAAAAAGATAAACTTTATTTTGAAGGAGGTGATTCAATGTCACAACGAAAAAGACCACCTTATAAAGAATTTATTGCATGGATGATCGTTAAAGATGTAAAACGACAAGATTTACAAGATTTGCTAGGAGTAACGTCAGCTACGCTTAGTCATAGACTTAACGGTACTGGAGCAGATTTCACAATGGAAGAAGTTCGTACAATTGTTAATAAGTACGGTGAAGAAGTAAGTTCATTTTTTTTGAACTAAAAGTTGAAAAAAGATAAACATTTCAACCGAAAAGGAGGTGACACGAATGAGCTATAAAGAAATTGAAACCTATGGAATTTATCCACAATTCGCGGGTAACCACAAAGAAAGAGAATTAAGAGTTGCCAAGATTAAAAAAATGAGAAAAGCACACTCGCAAATATCGAATGTGCTTAACAGAAGCGGATTAACTTATATAGAAATCAAAACACTATTTGACGTCATTTTAAATGAAGCCGATTCTTTTCTACAAAGCAAGCAAGTTACTTTTAAAGTTCAAAAGTAGATTGAGGGTCATATTCATGATCTAACTTATAAATATGACTGTAAGCTTTTGAATATTCAAAATACCAATCGTCATATTCAGTAACATCGTTCCATGATTCTTCGCTCATTTTTTTAGTAGCTATAGCGAGAGCAATATCATGGATTTGATTGTCAGTAAGTGTACGACGATACGGTTGAGTATATGTTTCACACATATAAAACACCCCCTTTCCCTAATTCCGATTATAGAACTGAAAGAAGGTTACAACAATATGAAAATGAGTGAAATAACAGATGAAATTATAAAAAAAGCGATTACTAAACAAGTTATAAAAGAAAATCCTGTACTAACTAACGGATTAGGATGTGTAGGTTTTCTAGCATTTGTTTTTTTAGCTATAGCTATTGTTTTCTTTAATAAAATCGCATTAACAATAGCAATCATCTTATCAGGATTATCTTGGATGATTTTATGGACTTTTAAGCAAATGATAAAAAGAAAACTTGAAGAGTATGAATTGTTTAAAAAGATAGGAGAAGAGCAGTGAATTTATTAAGTGCAGATTTCGAAACAACTCTAAATTCCAAGGTTGTTGAAATCGTAGCGAATGCGATAGAACGATTGCCAACGAATAACACTCAACAAAGATACTTAAACAAGAAACAGGCAAAAGCCTATATTGGAGGAATCGACGATAGAGATTTCGATGAGTGTGTATCGATGGGATTGAAACAAATCGTAATTAAGAGACCAAACGGAAGCGCAACAATTCGATACGATGCCAGGGATTTAGATGAGTTCATGGCTAAATACAAAATTTAAGGAGGACAGCATGACACGAGTTGAAATAGAACGTACTAATAAACTAAAAAGAAAAACATATTGGAAAAATTTTAGAAAGAACTTTATAAAAAAGTATTTAAAATTTCTTAGCTATTTAGGATTAGCACTTATTGGTGTAATAGCGTTCATGCATCTATGGGTAGGCGCAGCAAACCAAAATTACAACCGTTTAGAATACATTAGAAAGAATGATCCATTTTATGTTAAGTCTAATTGAAAATATGTTTGATGATACTGAATTTGATGTGATACAGAATAGTGAAATTGTTGGTTCAGTCAAATTCAAAAACGGAAAATATTTATTATCTGTTCAAATGAAAGGAAGTAAGTATTCAAGCAGAAGCACACACAAAACATTAGAAGCTGCTTTCAATACTGCAGTGGAATTATTAGAGAAATAAAAAGTGGTGACTAAAAATAGCCACCACACTCAAGATTTAAATAAATTATACCATAAAAATACACAAAATCAAACGTTGGGAATTTTATAGAAAGGGGTTGCTTGGATGAATCTATTGAAACAAATTTTAGCGTTCAATCAGCGTCAAATGTCAAATCCATTGTCTGCAGGGCAATTCATTTTATGGCATGCATTATTAAATGTCCATAATGATTGCGGAAAGCAAGAATGGTTTACAGTAGCTAATTTGCGCTTGGAATTGTTCACAGGATTATCACGACAAGGGATTGATAAAGCAAGAAACACTTTAAAGCAATTGGGTTTTATTGAATACAAATCCAACGGAACAAAAGCAACTGCTTACAAAATTAATCTTTTATATAACGATAGTTTACAACCTAGTTTACAAGTTAGTTTACAAGATAGCAGTCAAGCAGTTGACAAAGAAGTTGCGGAACAGTTGCCAAACGGTTGGCAAAATAGTGGAACATTAAATAAAGAAAAGGAAAGTAAATTAAAGGAAAGTAAATCTAATAATATATCCGCCAAATTGCTAGAAAATCAATTCAATGCTTTGTGGGATATTTATCCAAGAAAAGAAAGAAAGAACGATGCATTTAAAGCTTATTCAAAAGCTATTAAAAAAGGAGTTGAGCATACAACAATTCAGAATGGCTTACAATCATACATCGATTATGTGAAAGCTAATCAAACTGAAACTAAATATATCAAGCAAGGTGGAACATGGTTTAGTCAAGAGTGTTGGAATGACGAATACAAAATAGATTCTAATCCAAAAACTAATTTTTCAAGTTATCCAACAAAAGCTAAAGGCTATGTTGAACCACTGCCGGATTGGTTATTTAGACAACAGAATGAAGAACGCGCGCAAAGGGGTGTTAATTGATGGAAACAACGATGGAAAAAGAACTAAGGGTTTACAAAGAAAATCCGGAACGCTACACATCTATCATCAAAGCCATTTCTGAATTGAAAACAACTGGTGATAAAGAAGCTTATTTAAGCAATAAAAGAAAATTAATTACAGGAAAAATGACTGAAGAAGAATACAATAAAAACTTTGGTTAAGGTTGAGTAAAAGGGGAAAATTAAATGTTATTTGTAATTAAGAACAATGGGATGTACTTTCAAGGGTTTAAAGATTATTCATCCATGGAAGGTTACTTGGATAAAAAGCATCCAAAGAAAACTTTGAAATTTTGTAAGAATCAACATCAAGCGTTGGAATTTATATCGTATGAGAAAGCATTTGAGTTTAAACATAAAAACAACGTGTTAGGAACAGTCACATTAATTCAAGCAGGACCCAAACTGTTTGAGCCAATCAAACCGGATGCAAGTTTGATGTTTGTGGAAGTTAACGATTATAACATTCAATTGTTAATGGCACGCGATGAAATAGAAAAGATGATTGGAACATCATCTAACAACTTCTACCACATGCAGAAAGACATTTTAAAAGTAAAGGTTAGCACGTTGAATAAGTTTTTAAACAATCCATACAAATTATTTCCAAGCACTAGAAAGAAGATTACAGACAATCTAAAAGCATATTTTGAAGGAGTTAAGATGGCATGAATTTAAATGATCCAATTCATCAAAAGAGAATTGAAAGAGAAGAATTATTAAGACTGGTTGAAAAATGGTTTGTGGATAGAAACATGCAAACGCTAGACGGAAGCGGACAATTAATCAAGCTTCAAGAAGAAGTATTGGAATTGAAACAAGCATATAAAAGCCACGACAGAGCAGAAGAAATTGATGCAGTAGGTGATATCACGGTTGTTTTAATTGGTTACTGCATGCAGCGTAATTTGAACTTCTTAGACTGTTTAGAAAGTGCATATCATCAAATCAAGGATAGAAAAGGGAAAGTGATTGATGGTGTTTTTGTGAAAGGGGTATAGCGATGGATTTACAAGAAAATGCACGAATTAAAGAAGCAGTAAACAAACCAAGTCACTATGTTGGAAACAAAGGATTAGAAGTGAAAGAAGTTCTTGAAAACTTTGTTAAAAACAAAAGCGGTATGGAAGCGCACCGATGGTGTAGCGCGGTTGAATATTTATTAAGATATGCTGAAAAAATGGTATTGAAGATCTAAAGAAAGCTAGAAAAAATATTGATTGGTTGATTGAAGAAGGGGATAGCAAATGAAAATTTTAACGCAGATTATATTTTCTCTAATATGGTTCATTGTATTTAAAAAGATAGATGATGATACCCCGTATGGCATTGTCCTAGTGTTGTTAGGAAGTATCGTGTTAATAATTTTATGTATCTTAGAGTTGTTTGGAGTTATAGCGTTTTGAAGGGGTGATTGGATGGAAACAGTAACAATCAATGATACAAAAAATGAAGAATGGTATATAGAAACAGAAACTTACTTTGTAGCACCTATGTGCGATTTAAGACAGGAATGGAACTCTTATCATCCAACCGATAGAAATATGTATTATATACCAAGAATAGAAGCGCAAAAAGTAGATGCAAGTGATGTACTAGAGTGGATTTATGACAGAATGGCCGATGATGGTTATGAAGACATGGCAGAAATGTTATGGGAAGAAACAACAGACGATTTCAAGAAACGACTTCAATCAGTGCTTGATGAAATTTCAAATTTTGGTGCTGCAGAAGTGTATTATCCGGATAAGTATATAGATCCTAATGTAGATTTGGAGGATGATTAATGTTCATAGAACTAACACGACGTAGTGACGGAAAGAAAATAAAAGTATCTAAACACGCTATTGGTTATATGGAAGATGTAGGAATTATCGAATGGAAAAAAGAAAATCTGTTCAAGAAAGGTAAGTGGGTTGAAGATACAAAAGATAGATTTACAGAGTTGAACATTTTTGGAAAGTCGGTTTATGTCGAAGAAACTATTCAAGAAATCGAAGAAATGATAAACGGAAAACCGAAAAGACGTCTGACTTCAAAACAAATTGACGATTTACTTGATGAAATAGTGAAGGATGATATTTTCGAAAATCCAATCAATTATTTTATAAAACAGGAGGAAAACTAAATGGCAAAATACGCATACGTTAGTTGTTTAAGAGATTTGTACGTAAGCAGTGACCCCGATTGTGATAACGAACCATGCGAAATGTGTGGAGATTATGACAGGTGTATAGGCACTGTAAATACACCCATAGACTTAGCAAAAGTTATGTTAGAAGAAGGGTTTACGGAAGAATACATTTTAGAAAAGACTGGTTACGATATCGAATATAAGAAAGTAAAAGATGTGGAGTGGGAGGATGATTAAATGACCATGCTATATTTAATACTAGTAATCTTATTTCTATTTGCCATTTTCTACTGTATGATAGGTCACTTTAAATTCATGCGTACTGACCATTACGTTAAAAGAGAAATGAGAAACTTAGAATACAGAAAAAAAGAACATATCAAATGGCAGATAAATCAGAACTTAGCAGCTAAGAAAAGAAAAAAGGCAATATACGATTTAATGGATAGTTTCGATTTTAGAGATATTAAACTTGATGAAAAGAGCGATAAGTTTTACGTGATTATCAAAATAAACAAAGATGCATTGATAGAAAGGGAGATAAAAAATGAAAGATAAAACACAATATGAGGCTCTTATGGAAGAACTACAAAAAATAGTGGAAAATTTCAGAGCTGGTGTTACTGAAATTGGAGAGAGATTTGCTAAATTATTACCTAATATTGAAATTTATGAGGAAGAAGAGGAAGATACATGGGAAATGAAATGCCCATATAAGGATGGGGATGAATACTATTTTATTTACGATAATGTTGTTGACTGGGAATATTGGGAAGACACAATCCTTGATACAGAAAGATTCGATGCTGGCAACGTATTTCCAACCGAAGAAGTAGCCTTAATAGAAGTCAAACGCAGAAACCTGCTTACACGATTCAGAGCGTTCAGAGATGAATGCAATGGTGATTGGAAGGCGGATTGGAATGATGTCACACACAGAAAATACTATGTATTCTATTCAGAAACTAAAAATGATGTTTGTGTTACTTATATCGTTTTTGACAAACGTTTCCATACTTTCGGTTATTTCAAAAATGGAGATGACGCCTATAAAGCAATCGACCTATTCGGTGACGAAATCAAAGAATTGTTTGTGGAGTGTGACTAGATGACGGAAATTGATGTAGATAAAGCTATTGATTTGAAACTTGAAGGCTACTCATGGGCGGAAGTTGCGCAAAAAATGGGTTTTAACGATTTACAAGCAATTGAAAGAATCCGGATTAGATGTAGAAGGCATCCAAGATATCCGGAAATTCAACAAGCAAATTCCAGTACTAAACAAAATGAAACTAGATATCAAAAGAAGGATATCAAAGCGGATGGTTCAATCGGTTCAGAAATTTGCCGTCAAAATTGGAAGAAAGAATAAGAAAGTATTCACGGATGAAGAACTTCTAAGATTACATGGATTTGATCCAAAGATTTTTAAATTAAAATCTATCACTTCCAACGAATGGACTACACCTATTTCCGGCTCAACATATTACAACTACCAATCAAAGATTGTGGCAGTTAGAAAAGAACCGGAAATCACTGCAGAAGATATTGAAAGAGTACTAAGCAAGTTAAAACCACGAAAAATAGAGTTATCGTGTGAAGAAATACCGGAAGAATATCTATTGATTCCATTATCAGATATGCACTTTGGATTAAATTCTAAATATGACTATGCTGCATTACAACGTGAAATTGCAGATAGAATATTGAACAGATATGAAGAAATTTTAATTACATTGCACGGTGATTATTTTCATGTGGATAATCTGTTGAATACAACTGAAAAAGGAACGCGGATTGATGAAGTTGATTTTGATGCAAGCATTGAAGATGGATTTAATTTCATCATGCCACTACTAGATTTAGCATTAGAAAATAGTAGAAAGGTAACGTTGGTTTATTTAAAAGGAAACCACGCGCCTTCCACAGATTTTGTATTTGTTAAAGCATTGCAAAAGTTATATACACAAATCAAATTTGATTTGAAATTTAACGAATATAAACATGCTAGATTGGGGCCACATTCAATCTTTCTACATCATGGAGATAAGATTAAAAATCCAGAAAAGTTGCATCAAGTGATTACTGCTAAATTTAGTAAAGAGTGGGGCGAAAGCCAATCACGTTATTTAATTACAGGGCATTTCCACCATGAGAAATCACTATCCTTTGCGGGGCTTACATGGTACCAATTGCAAAGCCCAAGTAAGCCATCAAGTTATGATAGTACTTATGGATATGATATTAGCGAATCCGGACAAATGTTGTTTGAGTTCACGAAACACAAACGCAGTGCCATCTACTTTGTATAGACGGACTGTGACAAAATGCGGGGGTAACATGAAAGTAACAGTATATAGTAAACCATCTTGCATACAATGTGAGATGACTAAGATGTATTTAGATCAGAATAAAATTAAATTTGAAACAGTTGATGTATTTGAAACTGAAGGTGTATTAGAAAAAATTAAATCATACGGATTTAAAGGTATGCCAGTAGTAGTCCTTGATGATAATTTTGATAATGCGTGGGCAGGCTACAATCCGGATAGATTGGAAGAATTAGAAAAGGGGAATAAATAAACATGAAACGATTAAGGTCGGATGAAAGAGCAGTATTAAGATTAATTCCAAATAGTGATACTAAAAGAATTAACAGGGTTGACATTATGAGAATTACTAAGTTTTCAGAAAGACGGGTTAAAAAGATAATTGATGTCCTTGTAAATGATTTTGATATTGTGATTATTGGGGAAAGAAATGGTAGAACAGGCTATTTTATTCCGGTGACTGATGAAGCAAGAAGAAACGGAATTAAGGCAATGGCAGCACAGGCTTTTAAAGAATTAAAACGTGTAAATAAAATTCTTAAAAGTGACTTGAAAGCTCATGAACAATATTTGGGGGTTTAAAATATGATTAACAATGTATGTTTAGTAGGAAGATTAACTAGACCGGTAGATTTAAGATATACACAAAACGGAACTGCTTTTGGTTCCTTCTCATTAGCGATTGATAGAACTTATAAAAATCAAGCAGGAGAAAAGGAAACAGATTTTATTAATTGTGTGATTTGGAGAAAGCCAGCAGTGAATCTTTCAAACTTTACTAAGAAAGGTTCATTACTAGGGATTGAAGGACGATTACAAACAAGAAACTATGAGAATAAAGAAGGGCAAAAAGTATATATAACAGAAGTGCTAGTTGAGAACTTTTCATTACTAGAATCTAAAGCAGTAACATAAAGCAGACAACAAGCGCCAATTGAAAATGTAGAACAAGTTCAATTTGGAGAAGTTAATGATGACGATTTACCATTCTAAGGAAAGTAGGTGTAAATACTTGGAAAGTATAGAATTGTTTGATTATCCGGAACTTGATTATAAAGCTACCAAAAAAGCTGTAATGAGAGTAATAGCTAAGTATAAAAATTCATTAAATAAACTCTACTTAAAAAGTGAACCACGAATTACACCACAATACACCATTGTTCCACCAAGCTGCACTAATCAATTTCATTCATCAACTGAAGATGCTGCATTGTGGGCAGATACACATGGGAAAAAGCACAAAGAATTTGTCGACCTTGTAAACGATGCATTGAATCAATTGCCAGCCACTAACAGGTTAGTCATATATCGTTCATTAATACAAGAACAAAGTGATATTAAAATCGGTTTGGAAATGAATTATAGTGAATTCAGAATCAGAGACTTTAGAGTAGAAGGAATAAGGTTACTATCTTACGCTTTGGGTGTAGATAAATATGAGAATTAAAAAATTGTAGAATTTACTAAAAAAAGATTATAAAAATACAAAAGCAATATATATTAAAATATGTATTGTAAGAAAGTGTAAATAAAAGGAAACCATGCGGAAACATGATTCCGAAGCCAGTCTTGAAAAAGGTGTATATACGTTGAGAGTGTAGACGATTCTTAACAGTGCCGCAATGGTTGTATGACGGTTCGATTCCGTCAGCGGTAATTCCCTAATAAAATACCCAACCTAACTGTCAGAGCGTACAAATGTGTACGCTCTTTCTTTGTGGAGAAAGGAGAGAAACATGAACTATGTAGAACCAATCAGAGATAAAGATGATATACAAGCGATGAAAGACTACTTAAGAGAATGGAACGAAAGAAACTACATGCTGTTTCTCTTAGGTATTAACTCAGGTTTACGAATTAGCGATATTATTAATTTGAGAGTTAAGGATGTTCAGGGATGGTACATCAAGACAAAAGAACTTAAAACAGGTAAACCTTTAAAGCGGAAAATGACTCCTGTGTTAAAGAAAGAATTACGAGAATACGTGAAAGGGAAACCATTGCATCACTATCTATTCCAAAGTAGAAACGGAAAGAACCAACACATTAGTAGATGTACCGCTTATCTGATCATTAAGATTGCAGCAGACGAATGCGGAATTGATAACGTAGGAACTCATACAATGAGAAAGACATTTGGTTACCACCAGTACAAAAAGAACAAAGATGTAGCTACATTGATGGAACTATTTAACCATTCAAGTCCAGCGATTACGTTGAAATATATTGGGATTAGACAAGATCAACAAGATAAAGTAATGACAAATTTTGGATTATAACATCCAACTAAACATAATGAGAAAAGTGTTAGTTCATTTTTAGGAACTTAAAGAAAGATTATTACAGCAATAAAAAAATAAGAAATGCGAACTAAACAGAATATAAGATATGTTTAATTCAAAGGGAATAATTCCTAGAAGGGAGGTAGGAGATGGTTAGAAAAACATTGAATACATCTCGATGGAAAAGGTTGAGAAATTATGTGATGGCTCGTGATGGTTATCGATGTCAAGAGTCACTAAGATACGGACAATCAGTTCCAGCAGAAATGGTTCATCACATATATCCTGTGAGAGAATATCCGGAACTAGAATTCGTAGCTTGGAATCTTGTAGCACTATCGAACATCCAACACAATAAGATGCATAATCGTAATACGGACGAAATCACGAAAAAAGGAAAAGAGTGGCAAAAGAGAAAAAAACGAGAATTTGAAAAATTTTATTCATCCCCGCCACCTCTTCGATAAAAATTTTTTGAGCTTCGGAAACCGAGGAAAGGAACTTTTTCCAACCGCGGGGCATTTTATAGAAAAAGGGGTAAAAATCTCAAGGCTTATAGGAAGGAGGACGAGTTTTGGCGAGACCAATTACAAAGAAAACAATTGAAAAAGCAACAGAAAAGAAAATGAAAAGCTTAGGAACTTATCGCAAAGAGTATGCGGACTTAATTAGTATTTATGCCGGCTTGTTATTCCAGTATACAAAATATGAAAAAGAACACGCTGAACGAGATTACGAAGTAGCGGAAATTTACGTGAATAAAGCCGGTGCGGAAAATTACAGAAAGATTCCTCTAGTCAATGTTATGGAAACTCTGAGACGTGATATTTTAACTTACTCAGACAGATTAATGCTGAATCCTAAATCGCTAGGAGAAATCATCGCTCAAGATTCTGATTCATCTATTATCGATATCATGAACAAGTTAGGTGGTAAAAGATGAATCCATATATACAGCGAGCTATCAACTATGCCAATGGTGTACTTGATGGTAGTATCGCAGCTTGTGAAGATAAGATATTAGAAGCTAAGAGATTCTTAAGGGATATTGAAAATCCTAGATTTTATCTGAACGAAGAAGTCATTAATATATCTGTAAATTTTATTGAAAAAGTTGTGGTGCATTATCAAGGCGAATCTATTAAAGCAGTAAGTCTTCGTAATAAGCCTATGGAGTTGCAAGAATGGCAAATGTTCGTTGTTGTAAACGTGATGGGTTTCTATAAGACAGGAACTATTGAAACAAGATTTAAAGAAGCGATGGTGTTTATCCCAAGAAAGCAGGGGAAAACAGCGTTCACTGCTTCGTTAGCACTTTGTAAATCATTAATCGAACGCATGAGTTCTTCGAAATGTTACATTGTTGCTAATAGTATCAAACAATCTTTAGAAGCATTTGGATTTATTCGATATAACGTTGAACGTTGGAAAGATAAAAGAATTAGTATTAAAGATAATAACTCAGAGCACTCTATTACTGGTGATTTCGGTAAAGATGGCTCTTTTTTTGTACAAGCGTTAGCGAATGATGAATCTCGATTAGATGCATTGAACGGAAATTTTATCATCATGGATGAAGCTCATACAATGAGAAATTCGAAAAAATATGGATTGATGAAAAAAACGATGAGTGCGTATAGAAATAAACTACTATTCATCATTAGTACTGCTGGAGATATTCCAAACGGATTCCTAGCCAATCGATTAACATATTGCAGAAAGGTATTAGAACAAAGTATTGAAAATGACGAATTGTTTATTTTTATCTGCAAAGCGAATGAAGATAAAGATGGAATGCCTATCAATTATTTATCAGACGAAACATTAATGATGGCTAATCCATCGTGCGGTGTGACTGTAACAATTGAAGAATTGAGAGCGGAAGCGGAAATGGCTCTTAATGATCCACAAACTCGAATGGAATTTTTCAACAAAACGTTGAACGTGTTTACTAACTCAATGAACACTTATTTCAATGTAGATGAATTTATCGCAAGTGATGAACAATACAATTGGACAATTGAAGAATTAGCTAAACTTCCAATTAAATGGTATGGCGGTGCTGACCTTTCTAAGATGCACGACTTAACTGCTGCAGCGTTGGTTGGAGAGTACGAACATGATGGAAAGAAAATAGATATAGCGGTAACACACGCGTTCTTTCCAATTGCATCAGCAAAAGAAAAAGCGGAAGACGATGGAATTCCATTGTTTGGATGGAAGGATGATGGCTGGCTAACAATGAGTAATACAAAGACAGTGTTATATGACGATGTAGTCAAATGGTTCATTCAAATGAGGCAGCTCGGATTTAATATTCGAAGTGTCGGTTTTGATAGAAAGTTTGGTAGAGAATTCGTTAGCAAGATGAAAAAGAACAAATTTAGAATGGTTGACCAACCACAATATTTTTGGAAGAAGTCAGAAGGTTTCAGACGAATCGAAATGAAAGTTAAAAACAAAGAATTCTACTATGCACATAGTGAGGCTTTTGAATATTGCGTTGGGAACGTTCGAGCAATAGAGAAAACGGACGACATGATTCAGTATGAAAAGGCCGATGGTGACGGAGGAACACAGCGTATTGATATTTTTGATGCGACTGTTTTTGCAACTGTACAAATGCTAGAAGAAAGTGATAACAAAGCAAGTCGTGCAAAAGATTTCTTTGGATTGAAGGGAGATTAAAAATGGGATTATTCGATTTTTGGAATAAAAGAAATAAAAATGTTTTGCCACAAGTAGGCTTTATGTCTCCATTTGAATGGCAAAACTTAATATCACAAGACGATACTTATATCCCTCTAAACAAGCATCCTGATGTTGTGATTGCTGTTGATAAGATTGCGGATTTAGTATCTAATATGACCATTCACTTGATGGAAAATTCAGATAAAGGTGATATAAGAGTACGAGATGAATTATCTCGTAAGATTGATATTAATCCATATAAGTACATGACTAGAAAAACTTGGATTTCTAGGATTGTACGAGATTTATTATTAAATGGAGACGGAAATGCAGTGGTTCACGTTAAGCTGATTAGCGGAACAGATTTCATTGGCGATTTAATGCCGTTGAATATGCGTAGCGTTGAGTTCATTGATGAAGAAGACGGAGGATATTACATCCGATACGGTTCTGTAAGATTAAATCCTGACGAAGTAGTACACTTCACAATTAATCCAGATGAACGGAGACCACACATCGGGACAGGATACAAAGCACTTCTTAGAGACGTCGTTAAGAATCTTACGCAGGCGAATAAAACGAAGAATAGTTTTATGCGAAATAAAAATATTCCTAGTGTAATAGTGAGTGTAAATGGGGATGCCGATGGATTAACGAATCAACAAGGCCGTGAAGCCATAATGAATAGTTATCTAAAAACTACCAATGCTGGAGAACCGTGGATTATTCCAGCGGAGATGATGAGAGTTGACCAAGTTAAACCATTAACTCTAAAAGACATCGCGATTAATGAATCTGTTGAAATTGATAAAAAGACAATTGCTGGCCTATTTGGAGTGCCGGCTTTTTATTTAGGCGTGGGAGAGTTTGATAAAGAAGAATACAACACGTTTATTAATACAAGAATTCTATCGATTGCTGAAATAATTGCGCAGACGTTAACAAGAGACTTGTTAATCAGTCCAAGAAGATATTTCAAGTTCAATCCAAGGTCGCTATATTCATACAACATTACTGAATTAGTATCTGCAGGAAGTCAGATGGTTCAGTTAGCGGCGATGAGAAGAAATGAACTTCGAGATTGGATTGGATTAGTTCCTGATCCTGAAATGGAAGACATTATTGTCTTAGAAAATTATCTAAATCAAGAAGATTTAAGCAATCAAAACAAATTGAAGGGTGGTGAGAATAATGAATAAAAGGGAAAGTTATCTCACTACAAACTTTAATACACGTAGTGAAGAAGATGGAAAGCTTTATATCGAAGGCTATTTCATTAAATACGGAGTGGAAACTGAACTGTGGGAAGATTTCTTTGAATTAATTGAGAAGGAGGCTGTAGATAAAGCGTTAGAGCGTAATCCAGATGTTAGAGCTCTATTTAACCACGATACAAATATTTGTTTAGGAAGAACTGGAAACGGAGCTTTAAAACTAAAATCTGACAACGTAGGTTTGTTTGGAGCTTGTGAGATTAACGCTGCAGATCCTGATGCAGTTGGAGCTCATGCGAGAATTAATCGACAAGATGTAAATGGTTGTAGCTTTGGATTTATTGAACTAGCTTATGAAATCGAAGAACGAGATGATGGAACGATACTTAAAAAAGTAAAAGATATGGAACTTTTAGAAGTTAGTCCATGCACATTCCCAGCATATCCGCAAACTGAAATCGCAGCACGACAAAAAAGCTATGATAACTACAAAAAAGAAATGTTAGCAACTAAAAAACAATTACTAAAGGAGAGATTAAAGAATGCAAAATAAAGGCTTATTAATTAAAGCTAAATTATCAATGCGAAACAAATCGCTAGAAAAAATTAATGCTGAATTAGCAGAACTAAATAAACGTTCAGAAGAAACTGAATTAGCTATTGATTCTGCAGAAAACGATGAAGATTTAAGTGCTGTTGAAGCACAAATTGAAGAAATTCAAAAAGAATTATCTGCTAAAAAAGAAGAAAAAGAAAACTTAGAAAAAGAAATTTCAGATCTAGAAACAGAATTAAAAGAATTAGAAGAAAAAGACCCAGCAAAGGAGAATAGAAATATGAATAACAACAACAAAACATTAGAAGTAAGAGAAGCATTAAACAAATTCATCCGTACTAAAGGACAAACACGAGATGGATTAAAAGTCGTTGATGGTGGTGCAGTTGTACCAGTTGAAGTGCTAAAACCGCAATTACAAAAAGTACGTAACGTTGATTTAACTAAATTAGTACGTATTATTCCAGTTAACTCTGGCTCAGGTAAATATGCTGTAGTTAGCAAATCTAAAAACAAAATGATTAAAACGTCTGAATTAGAAAAGAATCCTGAATTAGGAAAACCAAAATTCACTCCAATTGATTGGTCAGTAGAAACATATCGTGGACAATTATCTGTATCACAAGAAATGATTGACGATGCAGATTACGATATTATGGCATTGGTTGAAGAAGATGCAGGGAATCAAGATATTAACACTAAAAACTATGCAATCGCAGAAATTCTTAAGACAGCTAAAGCAGAAGCTGCTTCAGGGTTTGATGGATTAAAAGATATTATCAATAAGAAAATTCCTTCAGTATATGAAGTAGTTTTAATTGTAACTGATTCAATGTTCGCAGCATTAGACAAAGTGAAAGACAAACAAGGTCGTTACATGCTTCAAGAAGATGTAACATCTCCAACTGGATACCGTTTCAAAGGTAAAGTAATTTACTCAGTTCCAGACGAAATGTTAGCAGCAGAAGGAGAAATGAAAGGTTTCATCGGTGATGCGTTTGAATTCATCACATTATTTGACCGTATGCAAACAACAGTTAAATGGACTCCAAACGAAATCTATGGAGAAACATTAGGATTATTTGCTCGCTTCGTAGCTAAAGCAACTGACAAAGAATCAGGCGTGTTTGTAACATACACTGATGCAGTTTAGGAGTAAGTTATGAAGTACGAAGTAATTCGTGCATTTGCTGATGTAAACGACTGTTCGGAAGAATTTCCGAATGGTCGTTTATATGCTATTGGAGATATGTTCCCTTTCCAAGGCAAAGTCAGTAAAACACGACTAGCAGAATTATCAACTAGAGACAATAGTGCTGGAGTTATTTTCATCAAACCGTTAGGAGGAGATGATAATGGAGCAAACAGAGATACTAGCTCTATTGAAGGCTAAACTCGGAATTAGTGGAAGATTTAGAGATGAGTATTTAAATCATTTGATTTTATCAGTACAAGATGAGATTAAAAAGCAAAAGAAAATTAAACTTGATATTAATCGATATGATCATATGGATTTCTTAATCGATTACGCAGCGTTTAGATACGACAATCGTGATAATAATATTCTTATGCCTAAACATTTACAGTATCGACTTCATAATCTACTACTAGAAAATTTAAGGAGTGATGTGGATGTGGAATAAGGAGATTGTCTTAATCAAAAAGAGAATTAATGGAACGGATGAAATCGGGAATCCAATCGTTGAATTGATTAAACGAAAAATTCTTGCGACTGAAAAAAGCGTAACAAATGCAATGCTATTTTATGGCGCTCAATTTGGATATAAGCCAGTATTCGTGGTTCAAGTAAGATGGTTCGAGTACGAACACGAATCTTTCTTAGAATGTGATGGCATCAAGTACGTTATCCGAAGAGCATTCAAGCCAGAAAACGGAGAATTCACTGAGCTGCAATGTGAAGAATTGGTTGGAGAGAAGTATGAGCTTTAATCTCGAATCAGAAATTGCAACAGCTTTATCAAATTTCAATCAAGAAGTCGCTCAAGAAATAGGAGATATCGTTGATGATTTAGCAGACGATACTGTTTCTAAATTAAGAGGAGCATCTCCAAGACGTACTGGAGGCTATGCCAATGACTGGGATAGTAAATTGAATAAGCGTGGAGAGCGTATAATCTATCAACCAAAAGAATATCGAAAAGCACACTTACTTGAGTTTGGACACGCCCGAAGGAATGGAGGGCGAAATGTCGGAGCTCAACCACATATCAAAGAAATTGAAAACGAAGTTATTAAAAAATTTGAATCTGAAATAAGAAGGAGGTTAGGAAGCTAAATGATGACACTGCAGAAACTATATACACAGCTAAAAACTCTACAACTACCTGTTCAGTATTATATGTTCCAGGAAGGGCAAGCTCCTGACCTTCCTTATATTATCTATTATAATCCATCAGAACAACATGCTAACGCAGACAATTTCACTTGGCACGTAAGTAAAGATGTGATTGTAGAAGTCTATTCAGAATTTAAAGATTTATCATTAGAAGATAAATTGAAACAATTATTCGACACAAACAAGTTAACGTATACATTCCAAGAAACTTATTTAAAAGATGAAAGAATGTATATGCTAGCATATCAAATTACACTATAAGGAGAGATTTATAAATGGGTGCAGAACAAACACAAACACCAACAAAAGTTGAAAATACGATTACATTTGGTTTAGAAAATGTTCACTGGGGGAAAGTTACTAAAAGCCCTACTGGAACAATTACTTATACTAAACCTGAAAAAATGTCTGGAGCTGTGGATATGGAATTAAATCCAGTCAGTACAGAAATTAAATTAAAAGCTGATAACATCGACTATTATGTATCTGAGTCTAACGAAGGATACACAGGAAAAATGACGTTCTATAATGTTACAGAATCATTCTCAGAATATGTTAACGGCCTAGAAAATAAAGGTGATCTAACTGTAGAAAAGAGCACATCTCAAAGTAATCCAATCTCGCTGCTATTCCAAATGGAAGGGGATAAACATGCGACACGATTCTGTTTACCTCAAGTAGTTGTTAAACGTCCTAAATTTGGAACTAAGACCAAGAATGGAGCTGATGTTAATACAGTAGAACTAGAATTCACAGCAAGCCCTCGTTCTACGGATAAAGCTATTCGTTATAAGACAAACTTGAATACTTCTGATGAAGTTTACAACAAGTTCTTTGATGAAGTTAAACAAGCATTAAACTAAGGAGATCATAATGAAGAAAACTATTGAAGTGGGAGAAAAGCAAATCGCGCTAGAGAGTAATGCATTTACTCCTCTAGCGTATAAGAAACAATTTAATAAAGATTTCTTTCAAGAATTATTTGCACTAGCACGAATTTTTAAAGGCAAAAAAGAATTTTCTATGGAAAATCTATCAGAAGATTCTGTTCAAGCGTTCGATACAGAATTGTTTTATCGCTTCTTTTGGATTTTTGCTTTCACTGCAAATTCACAGATTCCAAACTTTTTAGAATTCTACAACGAATATTCAGATTTAACATTTGAAAGTATCGTTACAAGCATCGTTGCTTTAATTGAAGCATCGTTTGTGACTAAAAAAAAGTAGATTCGAGCGAGGACGCTAGTGAAGAGACATTCACAGTTGAATCGTTCATTCTGTGTTGCAAGGAAAGCGGACTATCGATTGATGAATTAAAGTATTTAACAGTCGGAGGAGCATTAGACTTCCAAACTGATTATGTTGATCTTCATTCTCAATCGAAGAATAAAAAGAAAACGCGAAAAGCGACACAAGAAGATATTGATAATTTCTAGGCTACTGGTTTCAGTAGCCTTTTTAATTTAGAGAGGGGTGAAAAAATGGCTGGGAACATCAAAGGTATTACAATCGAATTGCAAGGAAATATTCAACCACTTGAGCAAGCTTTGAAAAAAGCAAACACGGTAGCTAAGAGTACAGCTAGCGAGATGAGGCAAGTGGATAAAGCTTTGAAATTTAATCCTGCCAGTATCGAATTAATCACTCAGAAACAAACGCTTTTAACTAAGCAAATTGAAAATACAAAAGAAAAATTAACGACTTTAAAGAATGCTCAAGCCGAAGTTGAAGAACAGTTTAAGGCCGGCAAAATCGGTGAAGAAAACTATCGAGCATTTAAACGTGAGATTGAGACTACTGAGAGCACATTAACGCATTACAAGACGCAGTTAACTAATCTGAACAAGGAACAAGAGAATCTCGGAAAATCCACAGAAAGATTATCTCGATTCTTCACAGCTACTGGAAAAGATGTTGAAGCGTATAGACATGTTCTAGGCGATAAGCTGACGGATTCTATCAAAAATGGTAAAGCCTCGAGTAAGGACATGGAACGCGCATTAGAGTTAATGGCTAAAGAAGCATCGAATGGCAAGGCTAATATTAACGAGTTGAGAGATGCTCTCGATAAGCTTGATGATGGCGGAAGCATTCAGAACGTTAAGAAAGAACTTGCATCAGTAGGAGATGCTTCTAAGGACGCTAGCGAGAAAACAAATAAATTACTTACTCAGAGCAACCTTCAACAAGCCTCTCAAGTCGCTTCTCAAGCTGGACAATCAATGGTTGAGTTTGGGAGGAGTACTCAAGAAGCGTTCAAGAATGTAGATGCTGGATTCGATATTATCATCACTAAGACTGGGGCTACAACAGACGAAGCATTAGACGGATTTAAAAAAATCTATGATCAATTATCTGTTGATTTGCCTGTAGATTCGTTTGAGAAAGTTGGCTCTGCGATTGGTGAAGTTAACACACAATTTGAGTTAACTGGTGACGCATTACAAGACGCCTCGAAAAGTATTATCCAATTCTCAGAGATTAACGGAACAGATATTACTAATAGCACGATTAATGCTAAAAAGACTATTGAAGCTTACGGATTATCAGTTACAGATTTAACTTCAGTATTAGATACGATGTCGTACGTTAGTCAAACGACTGGTGTTTCTACTGATGAATTATTCTCTAAGATTGTCGCTGGGGCTCCTCAAATTAAAGAACTTGGATTGTCATTTGATGAAGCAACGACATTAATTGGTGGAATGGAAAAAGCCGGTGTAGACTCAAGCGCTGCTCTCTCATCAATGAGTAAGGCGGCTGTTGGCTACGCTAAAGAAGGTAAAACTTTATCTGATGGATTACAAGAAACGATTGAGAAAATCAAAAATGCATCCAGCTCAACTGAAGCGTTAACGGAAGCTTCTAAGGTGTTCGGAACTAAAGGCGCCACTCGAATGGTAGACGCTATCAAGCGTGGAACGTTCTCGTTAAAGAACTTAGCAGGTACTGCTGAAGACGCTGGAGGGACAGTTGCTCAAACGTTCGAGGCTACTCTAGATCCAATTGATAAGCAACAACAGAAATTTAATGCAGTTCAGCTAGCATTAGCAGAAGTTGGAGCGGCTATCGCAGAAGCGATGGAACCAATACTAAATGTAGCTATTCCAGCAATTAAACAATTAGCTGATTGGTTTAAGAATCTTCCTGAGCCAGTGAAACAATTCATCGTTGTTTTAGGTGGAGTATTAGCAGTACTTGCTATACTATCACCCGTTATTGTAGCTGTAGGGATAGCAGTAACCACATTAGGTGCTAGTTTACTTCCAATTATTGCGATTATCGTAGCAGTTGCTGGAGGAATAGCCGTTGCCACAGCTATAGTGACTAATTTTGGTTCGATTGTCGAATGGCTCGAAGGAGTCTTTCCAGGATTCGGCTCAACAGTTGAATCTGTATGGAACGGGGTTCAATCAGTTATTGAGACAGTTGTTGGAGCTGTGTCTGGATTTATTCAAAATATATTTGGAACATTAGTATCTTGGTGGGAAGCTAACCACGAACGTATTCAACAAGTAGTTGAGACAGTTTGGAACTTTATCTCAACGATTATTCAAACAGTTCTATCGTTCTTGGCTCCATTTATTCAAGGAATATTTGATGGAATATTAATCTATATTCAAACAGTTTGGACTGTAATTACTACTGTGATTCAAGGCGCACTTGATGTGATTCTAGGAATCGTTCAAGCAGTATTACAAGTACTGACTGGTGACTGGTCGGGAGCATGGGATACATTATCAAATGTTGTATCAACTGTTCTTGAAACCATCTCATCTACGATTAGTTCAATAATGGGCGGAATTGCTTCTATCATTTCCGGAATATGGGATGGAATCCTATCAACGACTTCTAGTATTTGGGAAGGCATTAAGGGTGCTATCTCCGGAGCAATTGATGGAGCAAAAAGTGCAGTAGGTTCAGCGATTGAAGCAATCAAGGGATTCTTCAACTTTCAAATTAGCTGGCCACACATTCCACTTCCTCACTTCAGTATCAGTGGTTCAGCAAATCCACTAGACTGGCTAAGTGGCGGACTACCTAGTATAGGTATTGAGTGGTACGCGAAAGGCGGGATTATGACTAAGCCTACTATTTTCGGTCAAAACGGAAATAATGTGATGATTGGTGGAGAGGCAGGAGACGAAGCAATCCTTCCATTAAACGACAGAACATTATCCGGAATTGGTCGAGGAATAGCGGCTCATTTAGACGGATTCGGAGGAGTGAATGTTAATATCTATCCTCATGAATTAATAGTAAGAAATGATGAAGATGTACTTCAATTAGCTACTAAACTAGCAGAAGAGATTATTAGAAAGATGAAAATGAAAGAAAGACATGCTGAAAGAGCGAGAGGAGTGGTTCTGTGATTGGATTTGAAATGAGTATTAATCATGTTAAGAATACGGATTTGCCGATTCAAGTTGTAGTCGCAGAATATGAGCGTCTCTTCTTCTCTGAAAGCAATAACTCGATTCAAAGACGTGAAAACGGAAGTTCGTATTTTAAGAAGAATTACGAACGCAAAGAACAAGTGAAGACGTTTGAAATTCATATTCATACGACTAAACAGACAGATTTAGATAATTTTAATCGATGGATCATGCAAGAGAATGTTGAGTTTGAGCCGGATACATCATTAAACCGTGTTTACACAGCTTACAAATTCAACGTTACTTCGATTACTAAACACGAAAATATATACGTCGTCCAATTACAAGTAACATTCTCATTTGAAGGTTTATCCAAAATAGAGAAGAGTGCTACTAGAGGGACGAATACAGGCAAAATTGTATATACGTTTGATAATAGAGGGGTGCTCCCAACAGCGCCTCTTTTTAGTTTTACATCAGGGGTAAATTACAAAATGATTAGCTTTATCCATCCAAGTGGGCAATATGTACAATACGGACATGAAACGGGAGATGTAGTCATTAAACCAAATGATGTTGTAGTGTTTGATTTCAGAAATCGAACATTAACAATTAACGGGAAAACACAATACGTTAATATGAGTAGTTCTTGGTTCAATATTGCTGTTGGACAAACTGAGATTGCTGTATTAGCTGAACCAAATACGAATATTAATTTAGATGCTAAATTCAAGGAGGCATGGCAATGATTACTGTTACAGATAGGGAATACAATAAGCTTTGCCAGCTTCATTTTGAATCTAGTGGGGGATTAATAGCATACAACGACTGGTTTGAACAAGATTTAGATACTGGAATTGGAACTTATGAATTTAATGTAGATAAGACTGGAAATCCTGAAATTGAAAAAATCAATGTAGGTTGCTATTTGATGGTTAAAGATGGCAGTAAACTACGTTCGTTCGAAATTATGAGAATCGAAGAGGATAAGAATTCAAAAACAATCTATGCGGAAGACGCTGGATTGGACTTATTAGGAGAACAAGTTCCTCCTTACAAGGCCGATAAAAGTTATCCAATCACTCACTACATCGAAGAATTTACCTTCGATTCAGGATGGGAGGTTGGAACCAATGAAATTCCTGCAACAACAACAAGGAAATTAGAGTGGCAAGGAACAGAAACAGCTACTAAAAGATTATTACAGCTTGTTAAACGTTTCGATGCTGAAATCTCATACGATTTTGAGTTTTTAAACGATAAAATCTATAAAAAGTTAATCCATATTCATAAACGAATTGGTGAAGATAAAAAAGTAAGATTGGAAGTTGGAAGAGAAGCATCAAATGTTAAACGAACAATTTCAATCGAAAATTTAGCAACTACTCTTGTAGCTACTGGAGCTGATGGAATTACATTGGCAGGAGCGGAATATAATGAAGGAAACATCCGATCAGATTTGAACTCAATCTATTTAATCGACTACGATGCTGTGGCTCGTTGGAAACGTGCTGGATACACTCCAGCAGGAGGAGGAATTGTTAAGCGTTATGAGAGTGAAGCTAAGACTCCCCAAGCGTTAATGGTTGAAGCTGTTATCAAGTTAAAACAATGGAATCATCCAGAAGTTACTTACGATGTTCCAATCAATGTACTTCCTAGAGAAGTGAATATCGGAGATACAGTTGTTATTGTCGATCATCATTATGAACCTGCTCTGATTGTATTAGGAAGAGTATCAAGTATTAAGAAATCTCTTGCTACTAGAGAAAACGGCGAAATTAAAATAACTAACATTCAGTCTAAAGAAGATACGATTAGTGAGAAGGTAAGACGTTTAAGCACATTAGTGCAAGAACGTCTTTTTGATTTTACAAGTGTGCCATTCGTAATGACTATTCAATCTAGCGACGGTGTAGTTTTTCAAAATAGTAATATAGCTACTAAATTAATCGCTAACGTTAGCAAGATGGATATTCAAATGAACAGTCGTTTCACATATCGATGGAAACGAGTAAGTAAATATGGAACAGACGATGCAGCATGGAATGAACAACACTCAAACGGTAGTAATGAATTATCTATTACTGTGAATGATGTTGATAGAGAAGCCACATTTATCTGTGAGGCTATCGAAGGTAATCAAGTTGTTGCGAGTAATTCAATCGTAATCAAAGATTTCATCGTTAATAAGTCTATCGGACCAACTCCTCCGTCAAATCCAATCGTTGGAGACTTGTGGACGGATACAAGCACACCTGGTAAGGACGTGCCAAAGATTTACACGAATGGTAAATGGGAACCTGTATTGAAGAAAAACGACAAAGAACTGGAGCGACTTCAAAAGGAATTTGAAGAGCGTAACAGGGAACATGCTAATCAGTTCGCTGAGGTTATGGAGATTATCAACAAATCTCAAGTCACAGAAGACACACTCAGAGATCTAACTGGGAAATTTAGTAACCTGGAAGAATCTTATAAGAAGATTCAAGAGACTGCAAAAGAAATTCGAGGATTAGGTCAGCGAACAAGAGCAGTAGAGCTTAACATTGAACAATCAAGCGTCCTGCTTAATGCAATCTCAACATATTTTAACGTCTCTGAAGACGGATTATTAATCGGGAAAAATGGTGAAAAACTTCAAACACGTTACACAAACGAGCGCTTGGAATTCATTGATTCAGGTCGTGTCGTTGCGTATATCTCAGGTCAACAATTAAATATTGTTAGTGCTACATTCTGGAATTCCGTTACTATTGCGAACCATATCTTTGAACGATACAACAACGAATTCACAGTTATATCTTATGTAGGAGGTGCGGTAAATGGTTAAGATATCTAAAACAACATCTAGTGGATATGTACGTCTAGTTCTTGAAGTTAACGAGACAGGCACAGATATCACAACTAACACCTCTACCATTTCATGGCAGTTATGGCTTGAAAGAGCAAGTGCTTGGGCATTTGATTTAAACAACGAATCTTTAGCAGAAGTAGAAATTAATGGTCAATCAACTCTCAGTAAGTACGTTAGTTTCGATTTAAGAAATTCTCAATGGGTCACATTTGGAAGTGGAACCATGACAATTCCTCATAACGAAGACGGGACTAAGAGTATACCTATTTGGGCTCGACTGACAAACGTTGCGGACCAGGGAAACATCAACTGGTTTAGCGGAACTGTTAATCTATCGAACATTCCTAGATCGAGTGGAATTAAATCTGTAACTGAAACCGAATTAGGACAACCCATCACGATTACTATTGACAAGAAAGTCGATGAGTTTAGACATCAGGTTTCGTGGAGTGTTAACGGGAGCGATTTGGTTGATTTAGGAAGTGGGCATGATACGAGCTTGCAATTCACAATCCCAATCGATTACGCAAATCGAATTACTAATAGCGATACTGGAGCATTGGATGTTCGTGTACGGACATTTAGAGGAACAGAACAAATTGGGAACGATGTCTATAAGCGAGGAATTCCGATTAAAGTTCCTTCTTCTATCGTTCCAACACTTGAGGATGTAACAATCACTGAAAGAACAGCACGATTAGCAGAATTCATACCTGTAGGCAATTTTGTTAAAGACAAATCAGTGATTCGTGTTGAAACAACTGGTGCAAATGGTTCTTACGGATCAACTATCGTATCGACTGAGTTAACTGTAGATAATTTAGTTGTGAGAGCAACAACTGGTGATTTTCCAGCTAATAAAGCTGGGAACTTAGAAGTAACTGCAAAGGTTACTGATTCACGCGGAAGAACAGCTACTAAATCGAAGGTTATTAAAGTATGGGATTATTACGTACCTAAGATTATTGCGTTCCTGGCTAACAGAACTGGAAATGGAACTAATAAGACCATCATTGCCACTGTTGCTGCTAATGTCAGTCCATTAGTAATTGATGGAGTGAATAGGAATCCGTATACTCTTAAAATTCAATATTCTGCTAAGAAGGCAAATCGATGGATTGATGCTGTCAATCTCACAAATGAGAGTACAGAGAAAATCAATCGTCAAATCGACTGTGGAGCGTTCTATGAACTTTCCAAGGCATATAATGTGAGATTAGTAATACAGGATAAGTTAAGCGACTTAGTAGACTCTGTTCTGCTAGTACGTTCATCGAGAGTTCTGTGGGCTTGGGGCGATAATCGTGCTGCTGTAGGTGGATTCCCTGAGTTAGATGGACACTTCGAGTCACATCTTCCAGTTGCATTCCATAGCAGCTTAAATGTTGAAGATGGCATTATGGCTAATGGAAAGCCAATTCAGGAATTCGCGTTGACATCCAAAGATGGTAAATCACTGAAGTACAATGGTGACCTTAACAATTTAAAAACAGCTGGAAGTTATCATGCCTTCGGAGTGCAGAACAGTCCAACAGGAATTAATAATTATGGCTATGTTTCTGTGATAACTCATAGCAGTGATTCAAGCTACTGTGTTCAGTTCTATGTCCCGTTTAATTCAAATCAGCTATATATGCGAAGAAGTGAATTGAATAAGTGGACTAATTGGACAACCATTATCACTTCAAGTATGGATTCTGGTTGGAAAAAAGCGGAGCTACAAAACGGTTGGAGACATCTTAGTGGAGATGACGGCCAATTAGAATACAAAAAAGATGGAAATACTATCAAATTAAGAGGAAGCATCGAGGGCGGAAACGACAACCAAACTACAGATATATTTGTTCTGCCGATAGGGTTCAGACCTCCTAAAAAAGTATATCTCCATGCATTTACAGGCGATTATAATCTTGGTAGTGTAATCATCATTCCGTCAGGAGAGGTAAAAGTGGGACGAAGAGTTAGTAAAGATTGGCTATGCTTTGACAACATGGAATTTAGTATCTAATTTTACAAACAAAGGAGGAGTATCAATGGAATTAGAAACAATTAAAACAAAAATCACAGCGTTAGAATTAAAAGTCAAAACTAAGCAAGATGAAATTAATAAACTTGGAGAAGAGAAAGCTCAGTTCGAACAAAAAGTTCAGAGTTTGAATGATGAAATCCAACGTTTAGAGCAAGACAATTCTAACAAGCGCGAAGAAATCAAGAAATATAAAACAGTCGTTGAGGTAATGGAGTTGTAATAGATGATAAATTTAGATGTAGAATTTGATGTATTAACAATGCATTTGCAAGGATTGTTGCGCAGCCCATACATTCAAATCCTGTTTTGGTTAATATGCTTCGATGTGGTGTCTGGCTACATCAAAGCGTTTAAATTGAAACGATTTGATAGTAAAACGAGTACGAACGGATTATTACGTCACGCGCTTGTTTGTGCTGTAGTAATTATTACTGCGATGTATGCAAGAGCATTAGGACACCGAGAAATCGGTGTAACTACATGCTTATTTTTTATCTTCAGCTATGCGGTTTCGTTAGCTGAAAATTGGGAGGCATTAGGATTGCCATTCCCTGAATCACTTAAACCGTATCTTAAAACGATGCGGAAACAACAAGAAAACAAAATAAAAAAATTAACAAACAAGGAAGAGGTTGAATGATTATGGAACAATTACAAGCAACAATCATCAATGGAATCGTGAGCGTGTTAGTAGTATTAGTAGGTTTAGCATTCACAGGTTTAAAAGGATTCATCGAAACTAAAGCTACCGAATTGAAAGCCAAAACGGATGCTAAGAACTACGAGCTTGCAAAATCAATCGCTCACACAGTCGTGAATGCTGTGGAACAAATTTTCAAAGATGTGCATGGCGCAAGCCAAGACAAATTCCAAGCTGCATTTGATAATTTAACAAAAGAATTAGAAAAAGCTGGAATTAACTTGGATAGCGAATCTAAGAAAGTATTGATTGAATCTGTTGTGAATGGATTCAATGAATTGAAGAAGATTGAAGGATAAGAATACGGATCCACAGAGGGCTCATTGAGAGTCCTCTTTTTATTTATAGAAGGGAGGAACGTATGAAAAAAGTAATTAAAAAGCATTTAACTATTACGTCTGTTTATCGAGACGTTGAAAAATTAGGGCATGAAATTTACAGTCAAGACAAAGGCACTGCAACATTCAAATTTACTGTTGATGAGTTAACGGCTTCAAAAGTTCTTTGCTTGTTTTATTTCAAATATACAAAACGATATATAACTGTTGAAGCTACAATCTCAGAAAATACAATTACAGTTCCATTCGATAGTACTTTAATCACTACCGACGAGCCTGTGGTTGGTTATGTATATTTCGAGAAGGTAGAGCAATCAACAGACGTTTACTCATTTGCATTTAACGTATGGGTTAGTGCTATTGATAAAGCAAAAAAAGCACCGTTAGTCGAACGCGCGACAAGTCGCATTGTAGACGTTGAAAATATTGTTACTAAACAAGAACTAGATGAACTCTTTGCAAAAATCAAAGAGCAAGGTGGAACGTATGACGATAGTAATTTACGCTCTGAAATCAGTCATATTTCCGCTGATATTGAAGCCTTAAAGACAAAGACAGATAAAGATACTGTTTACGATGATAGTGCCTTAAAACATCGTTTAGAGACCTTAGAAAGCAAGCCAGAAATCAATACAAGCGAATTAGTAACTAAACAGGAGCTTGAAAACAAAGGCTACTTAACTCAACACCAGCCACTTACGGAGTACGCTAAGAAATCTGAACTACCACAGCCGTATAACGACACAGAACTTAAAGGGCGTATCCAGACGCTAGAAACGAAAACGGAAACGCTAGCGACTAAAGAAGAACTAAAAGCCGTTCAGTCAAGAGCGGTAGAACGCACACCACAAAAGCTAAGTATCGCGGGGAATGTTGTAACGCTGTCCGACGGGGGCGGTAGTATCACACTACCAGCTACAGGCGGAACAGTAGCGCCAGCTAACGAATACGAGATACACGGTACGGGTTACCCTAACGGAAAGGTAACAGCACCAGTAGGAACTACGTACGTAGATACAGCGGTAACAAACGGGGCTTTAAAGTGGATTAAACGACGTGGAAACGACGCCCAAGGCTGGGAAGTCCTTACAGGGGATACAGGCTGGAGAAATCTAAACATTGTTTCTAAACTAGGTAACTCATACTTAAGAGTACGACGCAAAAACGACACAGTTACGTACCAGTTCGGTGGTTTAAGTTGGGGCTGGTTTGGTATCGTTCGACGCGGTGGCGTAGGCTATCAACTACAGCCGTCTGACCGTGAACGTAATGTGTTCATTTTAGGACTACAAGGAATACCCGTTGGTTTCCGTTCAGAAGGCTCACTTATTGGTAACATTTACAACGATAAAGGGACTTCATACGGTACATGGTACTTAGGCGGGACTGGAGATAGTAACATGTTACGTTTTCAATTCGCAGACCCAGTACCGACTGATAGGGATATTGGAGACATACGCGTAAGTAGTATCATGTATCTAACTAGCGAGCCGTGGCCAGAAAGATTGCCATAAACATAAAAAGGAGGAAATATATATGGAAATTGATACAAGTAGACTTAGAACTAATTTACCGCAAATCGGATATGAACCTTATCGTCAAATCCACGCACACTCAACTGGGAATCCTAATTCCACAGTTTATAATGAAGCAGATTACCACATGCGTAGACCAGTAACTTCGGGATTCTTTTCACACGTAGTAGGTAACGGTCGTGTGTTGCAAACGTGGTATACAAACAAGGGTGCATACGATGTTGGGGGCGGTTGGAACTATGAAGGTTATGGACATGTTGAATTGATTGAAAGTCATTCTACGATGGAAGAATTTATGACAGACTATCGATTATATGTAGAATTACTACGTAATCTAGCCGATGAAGCAGGCATTCCTAAAACGCTCGATTCAGACGATTTAGAAGGAATTAAAACACACTACTACTGCACATATAATCAACCTAATAATGAAAGTGACCACGTAGACCCTTACCCTTACTTAGCTAAGTGGGGGATTAGTCGTGCGCAGTTCAAGTATGATATTGAACACGGTTTAGGCGAAGTTAAAGAAGGTTGGCAAAAGAATGCTACTGGCTGGTGGTGGCAAAATAAAGATGGAAGCTACCCTAAAGATAAATGGCAATATATCAATGGTGTGTGGTATCTATTCGATGAAAGCGGATATTGCATCTTAAACAAATGGGTTAAACGTTCGAATGCATGGTATTGGCTTGATAGTAGCGGTGCTATGGCTACTGGATGGAAGAAGATTAACAACGAATGGTATTTCTTCAAAGCAGATGGAGAAATGGTAACAGGATGGGTTAAATACGCAGACGAATGGTATTTCCTTGATAGAAAGGGCGGTAATATGCTGTCTAAACAATTCGTAAAAAGTGGAAACGGATGGTACTATCTCAATGAAGATGGAACTATGTCTGATAAACCTGAATTTACGGTTGAGCCTGATGGATTGATTACAGCTAAAGAAATGCATAAATAACATATAAAATAATAAATAATTAATAAAAAAGCCTACCTTTCGGGGTAGGCTTTATTTTTTTGCATTTTTTCTCAAATTATTTTAAAAAAGTGTTGACATTATATAACGATTGGTATATAATATAATTGTAAGGAGGTGAGGGAATGGAAGAAAAAATCACAACTCTAGTAGCGATCGTTGGAATTGCGGTTGCAATATCAAAAGAGGCTAGAGAGTGGTACAAAGCCACAAAAAAAGAAAAACGACAAAACCCAACACGCAAAAGAAGGATATGACGTTTTTCAAGAGGGGAAGGATAACTTCCCTCCCCTCAATTATATATTAAGTAGAAAGAGGAAATCAAGATGAAACATATAATAATTATTATCGTAGTCGCTTTGATTGTATTATATGCAGGAGAAAATAAGAACGACAATTAAACAGGAAGAATAAATACAGAAGTTTAGGAGGGCACTATGTTAAGAGCGGATGAAGAAAAAATAGTATGGTTATTCGAGAATTATTCAGGATATCGAATTGCAAAAGAGAGCGGTGTTTCACAACCACTCATTGCAAGGCTAATCAATGGAACTAGAGAATTGAAAAACGTTTCTTTTGAAACAGCAAGCAAATTAAATCAGTGTGCAGAGAGACTTATAAAAGATGACTTTAAAGGTGAATAGTTAAAAGGATAGTCAACAATCTTGCTTTTGACTATCCTTTTGACCTTCTATTCATCAAAAATAATACACATTTTTCTAATGTGCTAAATTTAAAAATGTTGATATATCAACGTTTTCTAATGATTTCTGATGTAATATAATCGACTAGTTTTTTTATCCTCCCAAATAAATATTTCTAATCCTTTTTTCCACCGGCCGTGAGTCGGTGGTTTTTTATTTTGTAAATTTATCTTTTTGTAAATTACTAGCAAGATTATCTATCAAATCACTGGGCAATTCTAATATGTCAAATGCTGTTTTACCAGAAAATAATTCCTTAGGAGCTAATGAATCTTTTTCAATATAACTATCTAAAGAAAATAAAGCTAGCAAATCATTTAATAAACGTCCCCGTAAGAAATCATCATTTAAAAAAGAAAAAACTAAATACAGACAAGTTACCAAATCTTTGTTTCTATGATTTTCAAAAGATACATTGTTAAATAAACTAGGGAAAAAGGAATTTACACAAGTCCTACGTCTAGCTGAATTTTTAATTTTTTCCTTAAAATTTCGTTTACTGTGAGCAAACAAATTCCGATATTCTCTAAGGAAATTTAGAGTATCTGAAAATTCTCTTGATTCCGCACTATTACGGTCATTACAATGAATATAATCTGAACGTATTTCTCTTTGAAGATTCTTAGGTAGAATGTTATATAATTGAATCACTCTATAAAAATCAACATCTTGAAGTAAAATCCAAGGAGGAATAGATGCTTTAGGTTCTCTTTGATGAGAAAAGTAATAGGAATAACTTTGGTAATGAGGTTGTAAGATAATTTCGTTTAATGCATTTAATACAGATTGTTTATTTATACGTCGGCTATTTTTATAAAGACTTGGGTCAGTATATAGGTTATCATCAGTTCCAAAATCTCGAGCAATCACATAAGAAACTCTGGTTCTAAACCCCTGCTCAATTA